CCTAAAAGTGGTAGTATTCGTGAATATGCATTACGAGTTAAAAATAAAATTTAATTCTATGTAAAAAATATAAAGTGTAGTGGGATATATTATAGTAGGAGGTAGATTAGTAATGGATAATAATGAAAATAATATGAATGAATTTGTTGTGAATGAACCTATATTTGGTGGTGCACCTAAAAGTGTTGAGGTTGGTTCGTTTGATGATGAAGAAAATATTGAAGAGGTTGAGATGGAAGAAGAGGTTGTTGAACCAATTCAAGAAACAGATGAAGTTATTAGCAATAGAAAAATTGACGATGAAATTAAATATGTAAAAGGTGACATTATAGTTCCTACAGAATTATTAAGGTCAATGGTTGCACAAGCTAGAAAAGTTGGTGTTGCAAATAATCTTTATCCTATATCAGAAGTGTTGAATCTAATCATTGATGAAAATGGTATTATTGTAAGGTCTTCAAGTGGACTTGGAAAACAAGACTATGAATGCATTGATAGAAGATATTCATTCGATAAAAAGTTGTCCGTAGCATTGGATATAGTTAGATTTAGCAAGTATTTAAGTGTGGAGAGAAGTAAAGAGTTACTACTTGATTATTCTTCAACATCAGATGGTAGAGGTGTTTTAGTTGTTAAAACATCATCAGGCTCAAGAAACTTTCCACAAAGAATAAATGAAGCTACTGGTACACCTATTGAGAATGAAATACATATGTCATTTGACTATAATAATATGAGACCTGTAAATTATGCGAATTTTAAAAGAATATTTTCAACAAATAGTGCTGTAAGAGAATTTACAAAACATCTTAAAGGACCTTTTACAAGATTACAAGGTATGTATTGGGGAGATGACATTATCGTTGCTACAGATGGGTATATTATGATGATTCAACCAAATGAAACTAATTTTAACGATAAAATATTCTTTATTGGAAATGAATTTTGTAAGTTACTTTCGGAATTAACCTTTAACGAAGATTCATTCAGAGTAGGTGTTACTGAAAAGAATGGTGAGGTTGTTGGTGTTACTTTTTCTGATGGTATGGCAACAATATGTGGAAATGTAACATTAGAATCAGATTTCCCAGTAGAACCATCTAAAAATTACTGGAGTATGGATGGAGATAACATTTATAAGATTAAGTTGAATAAAGATGATTTTACTTATGCTGTAAAATCAATAATGTCATCTGTACCATCTATTGGAAGGTATGTTGATAGTCTTTCTATTCTAGTATCTGGAAACGAACTAACTGTAAAATGTTCAGATGATTCTGCACAAGAAATTTGTAATGTAGATAATCAGAAAGGGTATGTCACATCAGAACCAATTATGTTATCTGCAAGTAGATTAAATAAAATTATTAGTTCTTTAAATTTTGAAAATATTGAATTAATTGTAAATGTACTTGCTAAAAACTATATCATTATTGGTTGTGATAGCTTCAGATGCGTAATAACAACATTGGTAAATAACAATGGGTAAGATAAATAGTAAAGCAAAGGGTAAAAATGGTGAATTAGAGTTTTCTCATGAATGTGAGAAGTATGGATTGACTGGTGTTCATAGAACTGCTCAAACAAATGGTAAATTAGAACAATCACTTGCTGATTGTGAGGGTTTAGATGGTATACATATAGAGGTAAAAAGAGTGGAGAAATTAAATATTGATAATGCTATGGAACAAGCAGAACGAGATTTGGAAACTAAAAAGGAAAAACGAATACCAGTCGTTTTCCATAGAAAAAATAGAAAACAATGGTTAGCAACTATGAAGTTTGAAGATTGGGTAAAGTTATATAAAAGTTGGTTAAAAGATAAGGAGATGTAGGTAGTATGAAATATGATGCTTCTGAAAGTAGAGCTAGAATAGGTGGTACAAGTGTACCATTGGACAATGCAATACAAAGAATAGTAGATGAACATATAGGAGATTTGAATGACACTATAGAGAGAATAAAAAATATGCTTAAAGATGATACAGATATTTTAACTGATGCAGAAATTGAAACATTATTATTACAACTACCACTACTTCTTTACGATGTATCAGATAATCAAGAAATTGTTGGTATGCAATCAGATTTAGCTGGACTTATTTATAAAGAAAGTTATAATGAGGCTTTGAAGTTAGCAAGAGGTACAGTACAAGATAAAACATCTGCATCGGAACTTGCAACAATGACAGAAAAGTTTGATACTGTTATTTATGACAGAGCATATAAAATAATCAAACAAAAAATATCTATGGCTGTGGAAGTATTAAATGCTGTAAAACGAATACAAGCTGTGAGATTACAAGGTGTTGAGTTTGGAAACAAAAATAATTTTTAAGGGGGTTGTACTATGGGTACAGCATTACAAAATGCATTATCAGGTGTTAATAAAAAATTTGGTGGAGATATAGTTGAAACTGGTGTAGAAAAGAATGAATATGATAGAGTTCCATTTTCCAGTCCGAGATTAAACTATATGACATTTGGAGGTCTTCCATTAGGACATATAATAGAGTTCAGTGGTCCAGAAGGTTCTGGTAAAACAACAACTGCTGTAGATATAATGAAAAATGCTCAAATAAAATTTGATAAAATGGCGAAAGAAACAGGAGAAGAGCCTAAAAAGATAGTGTTTATAGATGTTGAGGGGACATTTGATTATACTTGGTCATCTAAATTTGGTTTAGATACAACTAGAATTTATAGATTAAAAATGGCAGGTATATCAGCACAAGATATTTTAAATACTATATTAAAATTATTAGAGGGTAGAGAAATAGGTTTAGTAGTACTTGATAGTATTGCATCTATGATACCAGAACAATTGGAAAGTAAAGGTGTAGGTGAAAAAATTTATGGTGGTTTGGCTCAATCTTTACAAAACTTTTGTCTGAAAGCTGGAAGATATTTAAGAGAGGATAATGTATCAATTATATGTATAAACCAAGTTAGAGACAATTTAAATTCAATGTTTGGTGGAACTATAACTCCTCGGAGGTAGAGGATTTAAACATATGTGTTCAGTTAGAATGGAATTTAGAAAAGGAAAATTTATTGACGAAAATAACAAAGAGTTAACAAATAGTGCTGAAAATCCAGCAGGTAATTTAATAAATGTTGTTGTATTAAAGAGTAAAGTGTTTCCAAGTACAAGGCGTGTTGGATATTATACAATTAAGTATGTAACAGGTCCAGATTTAATGAGTGATTATATTGAAGTTGGATTACAAGTTGGTGTAATATTGCAGAGGGGTGCATTTTATGATATTATAGACCCAACAACAGGAGAGTTACTAAATGATAAAAAAATACAAGGTAAGGTTAGTTTAAAAGAACAATTGGAGCAACATAAAGAGTGGTTAGATTTAATCGATGCTGTTGTAGATGGCAAGGATATAGAAGAGTTGGTTGATGAGGATACATTAGCCAAAGCAAATGAAACAGTTGCTAATGCAGAGGAGTGATTTAGATGGAACCAATAAAACTTTTAGAGTTATTTGGAGGTATAGGTGCCTGTACTAAAGCATTCAAGAGATTGGGAATACCATACAATGTTGTTGATTATGTTGAAATAGATAAATATGCAGTAGACAGTTATAATGCTATAAATGGAACTAATTTTACTCCACAAGATATTACAAAGTGGGATAAAGATTTAAAAGTCGATTTTATTATGCACCGGCTCGCCTTGTCAAGATATATCCATAGCGGGTAATCAAGCTGGTGCAGATGAAAATTCTGGTACAAGGTCTTCACTTATGTATGAAACAGTGAGGATTGTTTCAAAATTAAAACCGAAATATGTGTTGTGGGAGAATGTTAAAAATTTATTAAGTAAAAAACATAAGCATAATTTCGATAATTATATAGAAACTATGAGTATAATAGGGTATAATTCGTATTATAAGGTATTAGATGCGAAAGACTACGGTGTACCTCAGCATAGGGAAAGAGTTTATACGGTTAGTATTAGGAAAGATATTGATAATTGGGATTTTGTTTTTCCAGAACCTATGGAATTGAAATTAAGATTAAAGGATGTTTTAGAAGATGAAGTTGAGGAGAAATATTATTTAAGTGAAAAGATGGTTAACTTCTTCTATAAGAATGAACAGATACAAAAAGAAAAAGGGAATGGTTTTAGATTTGGTGTATCAGATGGTAACGTTGTTGCGAAGTCTGTAACTACTAGAGCAGGTAGTAGAATGGATGATAATTTTATTAAATGCGTTCAGGTGGCTCAGGTGTATGGAACTGCTAGAGAACCTAATCCTCAGGCAGGCAGAATTTATGATAGTGGTGGTCTCTCTCCTACTATGGATACTTGCAATGGTGGTAATAGGATGCCTAAAGTGTTAATTAAAAATGCAACTAAAAAAGGATATGATGAAGCAACAGATGGTGATGGGATAAACCTAGCATATCCAAACAGTAATACTAGAAGGGGTAGAGTAGGACACGGAGTTAGTCAGACTCTTATGGCTAATGGTAGTATGGGAGTAATTATAGGAAGTACACAACAACACGCAGCAATATCAAAAGATGGTATAGTTCCAACATTAACAAGTGCGATGGGCTTAGGTGGAGGACA